GCCATGTTTAATTGCCATCAATAATCACTCCTGCGTCCAACAACAACCTGCAACCACAGTTCAGGATTGTCATACAATTGGTTATCATACTGTAAATTGTACTGGACTTCAATAAGACCGTTAGGAGCAGCAAAACCGTTCATTGTGGTTTTACGACCAAAGGTTGAGTTGCCTAGGCTTCCATTAGCAACAAAACCAAACAGCAATGGATCATGACCATTGTCAGCACCCCCAGGGTAATCATCAGAGTCATATGGGGGATGGTTATTTTCAACCATAAGGTTATCAGTAATTTCCTCAACTTGAGCACTAAGAGCTTCAGAAGATTGAGTGTAAATATTATCGGGCAATGTAGCCGGCAAATCAGGCACAATAGGAAAAGCCCTAGAAATTGAATATTGGTTAATTAAACCAACAGTCTGAGGAAGGTTATCATCTCCGAGGATACAAAGTTGAGGCTCTTCCTGATCAACAGCACCAGCGCCATCAACCTCTTCCCAAACTATACGGGAATAATGCCATTCTCCTTCCAAGTAAGGATTAGTATTACCAAACATATGTCCCGAAACTGGAATAAGATTACCAGTAGTACGATGAGAATCATTCAAGAGAACTTTGAAATCCTGCCATCGAGGTTTAATATCACGAGAACCAGCAGCCTTGAGAGCCAACTTTTGTTGGTCAATCCAAGCATGATATGCCTTAACAAGAGAATTTCTTGTCACCCAGTTCCTGGGTGCACCGGACATAGATACGGTGTAAGGTAATCCAACACGATCGGCAGTACCTAGTTCTTCAACATCAGCATAAAGTTGAACTCCACGGACTTCCCAAAGTCCTTGCTGCCTCATTAATTTTCGATTAACGATCGAACTCGCTTGCCCGAGGTCAATATACGCATACCCAGCGTTATCTCCAATTACTTTGAACGTCAAGACCGTTTCTTCCATCTGCATAGTTTAACTTCAGATGGGAGGCGGTTTATTATTTACACCGCCTTTAACTTAACAACTAGGTACGGTTTGGGAAGTACCCATGGTAATATCCGTGCCTCCACCAACCCAGCATACTGCAGTTAAGTACCTAGAAAAAGCGGCCAGTTCTATGAGTACGGAACTGTCCACTAATAGTAAACCTAGAGAGGTGTATGCGAACACCTGTGAAAAATGCGCTTACCGTGGTAATCGAACCGAGGAACAAGATTGGGTTGCCATATCAACAGGGCCTCTAGATTCAGAAAGAAAAATCATAGAGGTTGGCAAGTTCCCCAATCGTTGCACACCTTGTGATACTAAGTCAAGGAGATACACAAGGATGGGAGCTACGCTCAGAAAAATCCAACAGATCAAAGATGACCTGGTTAAGTCATCCAAGTTCTCCAGACCGAAGATGATGACTATTGGAAATAAAGAAGCTCTGGATAAAAAAGAATTTACCAGGAGACTGAAAATATTCCACAGGGATTGCCCCTGGATAATCGGTGGAACCTTCGTTAAGGAATTGGGAACGAAGCCTATGGGCGATTACAATGGAATGTGGCACTCTCACGGTGTCTACATAGCACCTTACTTCGAAGAGTGGCCTACAGAAGAAGTTGAGTCATACGGACTATGCCTAAACAAATACAAAGAAGCCAAAATCAATGCCAACTTCATAGATTCTGGATTAAAGAACTACATTGCAAAATATATGTGCAAAGACGGAGGGCGTAAACAATCCGTTGGAGCCCTTTACCGATGTGTTCAAGAAAAAATTGAAATCCTCGATTCCGAGAAGACAATTAAAATTTGGAAACAACCAAATAGAAACTACCAAACCCAAATGAAGGAGTGGATTAAAAATGGGTCTTAGAAAACTATGTAGATACTGCGACGAAGGATACAGACCTTTCAAAATATGCCCACATTGTAGCCATCATGTAAACTGTGACAATAATCCATGTGATTGTCCTCCGACTTCGAATTAACGGAACGCCTACTGAATATGCCTCACAAAAAGAGGAGGATAGGGGTGGAGGGCTAGAACAATAGTCCAGATGCCTCTTTACCAAATGCAAGTATTAGAGCTGATGCTAGACAAATCTTGCAAAGATGTTTCTCCCAGGGGGATTCAATTCCATCTCCATCTAAATCCTGATCCAATTAATCACCTGGTAATTCATCAGGAATACAATCATCACACCAGTACCTGGTACCTTCTTGATCTACGAAACAATCGCAGAATAATTTCACCATGGAAGTTCGACCTGGTTAAATGTAAAAACTCTCACTGTAGCTGCAGTGAATAAACCAACAGCAACAAATGGATTACGAGTATCAAAAGCCATAGCATAATCCGCTTGCGCTTTCGTTGAGCGACCAATATGTCCACCCAGGTTATTCGCTCTCTGGTATTCATAATCATGAACTCGAGAAATGCGATCTAAATGCGAAATAGGTTCGCCTGCCTTTTCCAAGTCAGTACCAATACCGAAGTATTCCCATTCAGGGAATATGAAATTCATCTCGAACGACCTTTATGAAGGACCATTCTCTTAGTAGACTTCTTACCATTCGTGTAAGCGTACTTGACTTTCTTACCCTTATGCTTTCCTTTCTTGCAAGTAAAAACCTTGCCATGTTTAATTGCCATCAATAATCACTCCTGCGTCCAACAACAACCTGCAACCACAGTTCAGGATTGTCATACAATTGGTTATCATACTGTAAATTGTACTGGACTTCAATAAGACCGT